CTAGCAAGTATCGATCCAGAAGATAATGTAGAAGTAGATGCAAATCGTGCCCCGCTAGCAAGTATTGACCCAGAGGACAGTGCGGCTGTGGAAGCGAATAACGCTCCGCTAGCGAGAATAGATCCGGAAGATAGTGCAGATGTATTTGAAAACTGAGAAGTAATCGCTCCGGAAGCTAACAGTGCAGTCGTCGCTTGATCAGCAAACAAGGTTGAATCAGCGTAACCAGCTCCGACTTTTACCCACGCTGAACCAGTCCAGACTTTGAAGTAGTACTGCGATGTAGAGCTGTCCGCCCAAGTTTCTCCGACTGAATTACCGGGTAGACCTACCGGTGTGGCGTTTGGTGCTGTAGTACCATAGTGCGAAGGACCTATTTTACGGATAGCTCCCGCCGTATCCTCAAAATACAAGCCAGGGTCACTGGAGCCTCGACTGATAGCAAGCTCACCGCCCTGTACAACAGTTCCGCTAGGTCTGTCCGAAGATTGACCTGAACGTTTCGTAAGGATAATTGAGGGAGTTGAAGTCAAGTGTATGTACCTCCGTTAATTAGAGACGGAAAACCAGCTGGTGGGATTAGAACCCCATTAGCATACTCTCCTCCGTCAAGGGAATCCGTAGGTTGGTTCACTAAGACACCATTTTCATACGTACCCCCGTCGTACACATCTAAGTCTTCAAAAGTTACTGGCGCAAATGGGTCAAACTGATCGACCGTAAACATCTGAAAGTAGTTCTTATTAATCGTTGATAAACTATTTAAATCTCCAAAATTTAAAGTTTTAGACATCATATTATACATATCAGGGTATGTCATATGAGTCGGCATATCGTCCTTAGTAGGAGAGTAACGTTGCCACCACCGCAGGTCACGCTCCCTCTTGTAGAAATCAGTTTGCTTAGCTAAGTCTTTTGCAAATTTCTCTCGGTAATACTCGTTCATCGGCTCGTCCGTAGGCTGCGGCAGCCACGGTGCGGTCATGTCTTCTTGGCCGTATCTACGCTGCAGGTCCCACATAGAAGCGTAAATATGTTTACACCATTTAGGTTGATAATAGAAAAAGTTAGGATCTGAATAAACAGGCTGATCATAAGAAGGTATATTATAAATCTCGTTAGTGTATATGAAACCAAAAGTACGGGCGTAACCGGGATCGTCCGGTGAGTTAACTAAACGAGTATTTTGATCTGTGCCTGCGTCGTAAAAACCCGGAGCCATGTTTTGAACACGTGTGTAAGGATATTTACGTCGAAGAGAAGCTTGATATAAGTCAAAACCTTCACGACCGAGAAAATCCGGACACGTACACTGAGCCCGCATCTCTGTTGTTAGATACTCACCAACAGCAGGGGGTCCAGAAGCTGGTATGGATAACGTGTTTTCATTAACTACGGACCAGCTATTTTCACGAGAGAACGATAAAAACAATGTGTTAAAAATAGGAGCGTAAGAAGGATTTACAGGAACACCATTAATCCCCACTGCAGTAACGGTGTAGTTATTGAATCCAAACTTTTTATCGGTTCCGTCGGCGTTAAATCTGTTTGACAGGACCTCTCCCTTAAAGAACGAAATAGGAGCACCAAAGTTATCGCTTAGTCTTACCGCGTAAGTATTTTCGTTGTAAACGCTTACGGAAATTATCGAATAACCGAAATCAATAAACTTAAAGGAATCTCGTGGACGGATACCGACCATCCACATCTTCATATCCGATCGAGTGGTCGGATACATGAAACAGAGACCGGGCAAAAAGACACCAGCTCCAGGAGTTCCCGATACAAAGTATTTAAAGCTGTACGTCAGTCCGCCGTACGCTTCTTGCGAATACATCGATAATTCGTACCCACGCCTCCAGCGAGACCAAAGTGAGGCGTAGTCGTAATCACTGAGTACGCTGAAATCTTTTGTTCCGACGGCAGGTCGGAATCGGCGCTCAAAAGGAAGGGGGCGCAAAAGCTCCCCCTGGTTATCCGAACCCTTAATTGGAGATACTCTGTTTATCCCCGCGTTCGCCTTGAACGAGTTGAAGTTAAAACTGTCTGACCCGCGTCGGCGTGCCATCGATCAATAGAATCCGCCTTGCGCAAGAACCGTAATACCAGAAGGACTCAAGCCGCCAGAAATCGCAGCATTTCCTTGGCCCAGATACCCAGCACAGAGGATGTAACCCTTTTCAAGGTAAAGACCCTCAGACTTACCTAATTCAATAGGCGCGGCTAAAGCGGTATTACCAGTCTGAGGGGTGGGAGCGTTGGTAGCCAGAAGCTGAACGCTCTGAGGATAACCAACGGTCGAACCACTTAAACCAACTTCAACCCGACCGACCATCAAGGCGGAAGAAGTTGAAGGCGCTGCCTGGTTAGGCATGTAGACGTAAAAACCAATATCAACGGTACGCATACCGCTGTTATCGGGATAATCCTCGTTAGAGACAATCGCGATGTCCTCGACTAACGCAGCGTCTTCGGAAGGAAGATCACCCACGCGGACAAGCTGAACCAAATCGGTGAGATTTGGATTAGTAGGATCAGCGACAGGAGTCGCGCTGGTAATACGTGCGCCCCGTAGAAATGGACGGTCGATGAGGCACGGGGACTTGTTTGTGGAGGTGCTAGACACGCTGTGTGCTCTCTAGATTAATGTGTGCAGATCACGCAGAGGGCTGCGTCCGATACTCAGGAGAGGGCTCGCGCTCTTTGCGATCAAACTTAGCCTGAGTTTCCGCAAAAAGTCGATCAAGAATACGCTCTAACGTTGTGTCTTGCTTCTGACCGAAGTAATCCGAAAGAGCACGCGTGGCCATGCCCATAGGTGCGGGCTCCATGCCCTTAACGCCCCGGATAACATTCCCGATACCCTCAGCGATGGACCCAATCCCCAGAGCTAACTCGCCGAAAGACTGCCCAGGTTTAACAGGACTAGGCGCCATAACTTGGCGCCCGTATTCAGGAAAACCACCTTGGAATTGACCCGAAAAATCAATCCCGAGATCTAATTGAGGGGCGTTTGGCGAGAAGGCGCCAGCACCAAAAGGGTTGAGGTAATTGTCTGCCATCGGACTCAGCGGTACATGTTGATGGGAGGCTGCCCGATGTAAGCGGCAGACCGAGGGGCCATAAACTGACGAAGATCGGCGCTCCCTTGGAACTGACCTGCGGGATCTTCCATCCCCATCTTCATCGACCCTTCCATAAGTTTATTCACATTTGTACCAGCTTCAGATGTAATTTCGGTCTGTTTTGCCACGGGCATTTGCTGGCTAGGCATCGTACGACGTTGCTCCATCAAACGATAAGCAAGTACAGGGTTAGCCTTAGCCCACTGCTCGAAGGCAATATCAGTTTCAATACCAACAGAGCCAGGAGCACCCATTCCTTTAAGTGCTTCGATAGTCGCAGCAGGTTGACCAGCCTTTGTAGCAGCTGCTCGCTCTACGGCGTACATCCCACGAGCGCCGGAACCTAAGCGACCGGCGCCTTGAGCTTGAGCATTAGCAGCGGCTTGACGGTAATTAGATTCACCGTCATTAGTCCGGATAACTACTTGACCGGCGCCCATCATGCCGGGTTGCGGCATACCACGCATTGCGGGTTCGAATGATTCCGGAGCCGGGGGATTAGCAGTGTTCGGAAGGTTAGGAGTGCCCAAGGGAGCCGGGATCTGAGCTGCAGGATTCCCTCCTGTGACTGCGGGGATCTTTGCCCCGACTTCAGGATCAGCCGTGGTCGGACCCATCGGAGATTCCTGGAAGCCAGGGGTACCTGCCGATCCGCCGAGCCTGTCGATATCTTGCTGCATTTGCTGAAGACCACGATTGGTGGAGTCCTCTCCTCCCAACATGTTTAAAAGTGCACCTAATCCGCCCACACCGGCTAAACCAGCGGCAGCTTTGTAAATGTTGGAGAGGTCAGCTTGCCGAGTTCCGCCAACAGCGTTACGGGCACCCATTGTCGTTACGGCATCACCGCCCATAAGAGGGCGGCTAGCCAGGGAAGTTAAAGCTTCGGCTTGGGAAGGTGTCATAGCTCCACCACGGGTGATGTCCTCAATGCGAACACGCTCAATCATCGGTTCCGTAACCTGTCCGCCGGGAGAACGAGTAATTGCACCAGGACCTTGATCACTCATCCGAGCAAGACCACCAGTAGCACCTCCACCAGAGCCACCCTTAACCATCCCTGCGGAACCCTGACGCATTAAACCGCCAGGCTCGCCATACTCCAGAGCGCGGAGATAATCGATTCCTTTCGGACCTACAAGATTGTCAAACACTTCTGCAGCAGGGATGCCATAAGCATCACTTGCCTTATTAGAAATAGAGAGAATCGAACGATATGTACCAGGATCAGTAGAAAGCAGTTGCTGAGCCGCTTCGGACTGAGGAACCCACGCGGGAACGGGAGCTTGAGGACCGCCGGGGGCTAAAGCACTAGTCCGACGAGTGACCGTGGCTCCGGGAATAGTTGTGCCGGGGATATTGATTTGACCGGCGGGCATCCGGGACGGAGCGTTCGGAAGATCAACCATTCGGGGTTGAAGCGACCGAGTAACGTCTTCAGGATTAGTTACGCGGGTGGGCGAAACAAAGCGGCCACGTTGGCGTGACTCTAAAGGCAGACGAAGTTGAGTTGCTTCGACGGCAGGCCGACTTACAGGAGGCGTTCCAGACTTCATAAAAGACTGGAAGAAAGCCTTCACAACAGGAGCGAGAGTGCCGAGTTGCTCCTGTGTGACTTTGGCTCCTTGACCTCCTAGTTGTACGAGGTCTCCTAACAACCCAGCCATTAGAGTGCTCTACTTTATGTGTATGTTAGCGCCAATTTGCGTAGAAAAACAGACGATCAGCTCGTGACACATCAGGAGGACCAGGAATGGCTTGCACAAACTCACCCCCGCTTCTCTCGAAGCGATACCGAGCAGCGACAGGATCCCTATAGTTCGGCACATAAAGCATCTGTGCTAACCTATCTGTCTCGTATAAGAAGTTCTCGCGCCATATGCGTGCAGTTTCTCGTTTATCCTGGATATTGATAGAACGACTGACGTCACCTAGAATAGTTTCTTGACGACTTGTTGCACGCCCCGTAGCAAGTTCTGTTAGTCTCTCAGCTTCTGCACAGCGCTCTAGCTGCTCGATTATTTTATCGTAGTAGAATTCACTTGGAATGCTATTACACGCTTCCATTAGCCTAGCGTAGTCGCCCGCAGGCACTGTAGCAATGTTGTACCCTAAGAAATACGCTGTACGACTAAAATTAAAATCATCAAGCCTATATCCAAAAACTTGAGCTGGATTACGTGTTAGCTGATTAATTGCAGCATATACGATCTCGCGCTTCGTAGCGTCGGTAGTAGTCGGATCAAAAACTACACCTTGTTGCGCTAGGTAACTTTGCAGTTGCTCCAGCTCTTGCTGTGTAAACTGAGCCATGTTAAGATCGTGCCCTGAATTATCCTATTGTAAATGAGGCATCCGATTCCGAAAGATATCGGAGACTATCTAAAAGTAGATCCGACGTCATCCACAGGGTTAAGATGGTTGAAGACTGTAAACCCGAGAGCTAAAAAAGGAGAAGAGGCGGGATGTAAATGGACTGTGCCGGGAAGAGATCGACAAAACTACAGCGTTAGATTTAAAAATACCCTCTATCTCAACGCCCGAATAATACTTTTTCTAGAAACGGGTACAGACCCTCAAGATTTAGATGTAGACCATAAAAATAGAGTATCTATATGTAACGATAAAGAGAACTTACGATTAGCTACGAGAGCAGAAAATCAGAGAAATAAAAACATACAGAAGAATAATACGTCGGGTTATAAAGGAGTATGTTGGGATAAAGCTAGAAACAAATGGAAAAGCGGTATACACGTAAACGGTAAACTTATAAACTTAGGAAGATTTTATACAAAAGAAGAAGCCGCTCTCTCGTACAACGAAGCGGCTCTTAAGTATTTCGGAGAGTTTGCTTATCTAAACGTTATTCCACATAAATCGAATCATCAGCTAGAACCTCATCCCAATCAACTCGCTTAATCGAACGAAGCTGATCCAGTTTTGTAAAACGTTCACCGGGAAGCGACTGCTTAAGCTCGTAAATCTCAGTTGCAGTCTTCAGGCCAACCCCTTTAAGAATTTGAGTCAGCATCTGAGGCGTGGCGTTGTTCAGGTTAATCCGGTTCAACGCCGGAACTTCCGAACGAACAATTTGACGTCCACGGCGCTGTTTAACGGGTTTTGCGCCTTCCTCAGGTTCTTTAACGGACTCAGTGAGCTGCTCTTTGTAGGCAAAAAATACCTTGCCTGTAGTTTGAGACCGAACCATGTGGTACTCGCCGTCATCGTGAGTACTCAAGAGATCTACTTTGACACCGCTGGGCTTGTAGGTGTACTCCTTCATTTGAGTGGCAGTCATCATGTAGCCATAATCTAAGACAGTTTACCCAAGATAGACTGAAAAAAGCCAGTCGTAACCTCCAAATGCCCAACCCCACTAAATTTCGTTTAGCAGGACAGGCAATCCCCGTACTTAATACACTACTGGATGCGGCTAACGTCGGATACGAACTGGTTAATCCGAACGAACCACGCAGGGCACAGCGTTTATTAAATGCAGCAGTCGTGGGCGGAGGGAACGTAGGTGCCGGCATCTTGACACAGGGTGCCGACGTAATTCCTCAGTTACTTGGAGCATTCGGTGTTAAATCTCCTGCTCAAAACGTAAACCCCGATGCTCAGCTTCGTCGGCTTGCCTATCGACTCGGACAAGGTAAGGAGATCGGTTTACATAACGAACAGCAAGATGCCGCGATCCGCCAAATAGCACAAAAAGTACAACGGGAGCAGATGCTGAATCCAGAGGAAATTCGTTTGATTAAACAGGCTTTCTCATCCGGAACGTACTGACAATAAAAAACCCCTCCCGAAGGAGGGGTCTCCACCCGAACCTGAAGTTTATCAGGAGGGCACAGTCGAAGTGAAGACACTGGACTCCACCACGCCGCCAGGCTGAAGAGCCAGGTCGTCGCGCTTGGGAGCAGAGTCAGGCACGATCCAGCACACTTCGCACACAGCGAGTGCTTTGTCCTTGCCTTTGAGGCTGCCCACACCGGCACGGGGGTCGAAGGTACCCGAAGCCAGAGTCAGACCAGAAGCAACAACACCGCCGAGGTTGCGGGTGGCGAACAGCTTCCAAGTGGTCTCAGCCGCCAGAGCGGAGAGGTTATTGGAGTTGATGATGTTCACCGAGGCATTGCTGCCGTTCTCGATGCGGCTGCTGGAACCGGTTACGGACACACCGAACTGACCCGACACCACGGTGCCGTCGCTGCGAAGACCTTGGTTCATTGCGGGAACCAGGGTCAGCTGAGGAGTAGCGGAACCGCCACCCACACCGCTGCTGATCACATCGCCTCCATCCACACGGAGGGAAGCACGATACACATAAGCGCCAGCAGGCACTTTGATACCGTCGGTGATATCCGAACGGATGTCCTTGTGGAAATCGGGAGAAGGGATGATCACATTGGCGCTGCTGAAGGCTTGGTTAGAGCCGTTCAGACCGGAACCATAAGGCTGGGTGTAGTAGTCCAGCTGGTTGTTGGTGCCGAGGGCCTGGTAAGACAGGTCGACGTAACCGATTGCCTGTTGGGCAATCCAACCGGGACGGAACACCACGCCGACAGGACCGCCAATAGGCTGACCGGTCAAGGTTTCGGAAGTGCCGTTCTCGTTGTTAAAAACAACGGACTTTTCTTCGTGCCAGTAACGAAGAACATTGGTGTAGTTACCAGGATAGATCTTGGCAACTTGGAGCTGGTTAGAGTTGATCGCCATCGTTAGTTACCTCCTCAAGCGTTAAAGGAGTAAGCGATGGTGGCGAAATCAGCGTTCAGAAGTTCGAAACCTGCGTACAGGCTCCAAATCATCATGATGAAACGGCTGAAGTCGTCATTGTTGTTCAGCAGCACCTGAGCGTTGTTGCCGCCGATACCGACGCCCACGCTCTGAGGACCGAAGAACATACCAATAGCGCTCTCGTAAGAAGCAGCGGTACCACCAATGGTGGCACTCTGGTTCTGAGAAGGCATGTTGGTGGATTCGAAGAAGCGCACTCCCTCGAACACGAAGCCGGTGGGCATGATGGGCTCACCAGCCACGAAGGTGGCCTGACCGAAGCCCTGACCCATGTACA